TGACCGACGTGGTCGGCACGTGCGCCACCGCCGCCTGCAAGCAGCCCGCTGTCACCGTCCACGACGGGTGGCCGATGTGCGCCGAACACGCCCGCCCAGAACCGACTGAGCGGCAGCGACCTTGGCACGCCTACTCGACGCTGCGGGACTGGATCGGTCGTCTGCACCACGTCGGGCTGACCGACCCGCAGATCGCCACCCTGGCCGGGGTGTGCCCCAGCACGATCCGGAAGCACCGCCGCCGGCTCGGTGTCCCGGCGAACCGCAGCGCACTGCAGCTCGTCCGCGATGACCGGCTTGCCCGTGAGGCTGACGCCCGGATCAGCCGGTGCGCGTGCAAGGCGTGGCGGTGGGACGGCGTCTGCCGACGTTGCGAGCGAACACAGGTGGCCTCATGACGACGACTTACGCCGACTTCCTTGCCCGCAAGGTCCGCGAGCACGGAACGTACGGGACTGAGGTCGCCCGCGCCGACGTCCACCCAATGCTGCACGACTGGCAGGCCGAGTTGGTCATCTGGGCCGCCCACGTCGGTCGGTGTGCAATATGGGCTGACACCGGCCTCGGAAAGACCTTCATGCAGCTTGAGTGGGCGCGGCTCGTCGGCGCCCGCACGATGGTCATCGCCCCACTGGCTGTGTGCGCACAGACAGTCCGTGAAGCAGCGAAGCTCGGCACTGCGGCGGCGTACGCGAAGAGCGACGCCGAGGCACAAGGACCCGGCGTGTGGGTCACCAACTACGAGCGGGTCAAGGACTTCTCACCGAACGGCTTCGACGCCGTCGTCTTGGACGAGGCGTCGATCCTCAAGCAGTCCGACGGTAAGACTCGTACCGCGCTGATCGAGTGGGCGTCGCACGTCAAGCGCCGACTCGCGTGCACAGCGACCCCTGCGCCGAACGATGTGGAGGAGCTGACGTCGCAGGCTGAGTGGGTCGGTGCGATGGCCCGGGTCAACATGCTCGCCGCCTACTTCGTCCACGACAGCGACGCAGGGTGGCGGCTGAAGGGCCACGCCCGTCGTCCGATGCTGCGATGGATGGGATTGTGGGCCGTCGCGCTGCGCCGCCCGTCCGACCTCGGCTACCCGGACGACGGCTATCTGCTGCCAGGTCTCGACGTCATCCCGCACTTGCTCGACACCGTCGACCTCACTCCGGATGACCAGCTGTTCGCCACCGACCTCGGCGGGGTCGGCGGTCGTGCCAAGGTACGACGGTCCACATTGGTCGACCGCTGTACCCGAGCGGCCGAACTCGTCGCTGTCGAACCTGATGAGCCGTGGGTCTTGTGGTGTGGCCTGAACGACGAAGCCGACATGCTCGCACGGCTGATCCCCGGCGCCGTAAACGTCCTCGGCTCATGGTCGGCTGAGGAGAAAGCTGACGCACTCCTCGGATTCGCGGACGGCCGGATCACCCGGCTCATCGTCAAGCCGCAGGTGGCCGCTTTCGGGCTGAACTGGCAGCACTGCGCCCGCATGGCCTTCGTCGGCCTGTCCGACAGCTACGAGACGTACTACCAAGCCATCCGGCGCTGCTACCGCTACGGCCAGACCCGGCGCGTCCACGCTCACATCGTCCTGTCCGACCTCGAAGGACAGATCGCCGCCAACATCGCCCGCAAAGAGCGGCAGGCGACTTCCGTCCTGGATGACCTGGTGCGCGAGATGCGCGCCGCGAGAGAGCAGGCCATCGCATGATTCACCTTCGGTTTTCGGCATATTCGCGCAACCACTGCTGCACCAGCGCGGATGCGGTGGTGCCTTCCCGTGCCGCCCGCGCTTTCACTGACTCCCAGACTGAGTCCGGCACCCTGACCATTCGGCCGGGAGTTCCTCGCGTCGTCACTTCAGCCGTTCGCCTGGCGGTAGGCCGCGCTAGCGGTCACAAGCGCGCGGGTTTCGTCCAGCACAGCACGGTAGATGGCGACGGACTCCGAGTGAGTGGTCGCCAGCCGGATCCGGCCGTCGGCGTGCAGGTAGGACAGGCAGCAAACCCCACCGTCCTCGCCCTTGAGCTTGAACGGCTGCGAGCAGTCGGGGCAGGTGACGGTTGCATTGATCTTCTTCATCTGGGGTCCTCGTGTAGTGGGTGTGTTTACACCCTAGGACCGATCCGACGCGGTGTCAACACACCCCGAGAGGCGACCGCATGATCCTCCACCACTTCTGTCAGCAGTGCGGCCACCCGGATTACTACCACTCGACAGCCGAGTGCTCGTACGGGTTGTGCAAGTGCCCAGTGGCCGAAGCCACCATGACACCCGAGACAGCGCACGGTCCGACCTGGGATACGGCCCTCCGCCCAGTGCTGACCGTTACCCCTCCCGGCACGAAGTGGCCACCGCAGGGCCACGGCCACAAGACCTGCGCGTGTAATGCCTGCGTCCTTGAGTACCAGCGTCTCACCGGTGGTGCGGCATGATTGGCAACATCGTCGACTACGTCACCGACGACGAGCGCGGCCAGTCCTGGCACATGATGCTCGGAGACTCCTGCGAGCGACTCGCTGAGCTAGCCGACGACAGCATCGACCTTTCCGTCTACTCCCCACCTTTCGCGTCCCTGTTCACCTACAGCCCGAGCCTGCGCGACCTCGGCAACAGCGGCGACCGCGACGAGTTCATTGAGCACTACGGCTACATCATCCGTGAGGTACTGCGGGTGACGAAGCCCGGTCGGCTGTCCTGCGTCCACGTGCAGCAACTCACCACCAGCAAAGCCATGCACGGGTTGACCGGCCTGTCGGACTTTCGCGGCGAGGTCATCCGCGCGCACCAATCGGCCGGGTGGACGTTCCACGGTGAGGTCACGGTGGACAAGGACCCGCAGTCGCAGGCGATCCGCACGAAGGCGCACGCGCTGATGTTTGTCACCAAGAACCGGGATTCGAGCGGCACCCGGCCGGGTCTGGCGGACTACCTGCTGCTGTTCCGCAAGCCCGGCGACAACGCCGTGCCGATCAAGACGGACGTGAGTAACGAGGAGTGGATCGAGTGGGCCCGGCCGGTGTGGCTGGACATCCGTGAGACCAACACGCTCAACGGGCGGCAGGCGCGTGAGGATGCCGACGAGAAGCACGTGTGCCCGTTGCAACTCGACTTCATCGAACGATGCGTGCGGCTGTGGTCGAACAAGGGCGAGACAGTCCTGAGCCCGTTCGCGGGCATCGGGTCCGAGGGCTACGTCACCGTCCGGCAGGGTCGACTCTTTATCGGCTGCGAGTTGAAGCCGTCGTATTGGAAGACGGCGTGCGGCTATCTGGCCGCCGCGGAGGACGAGATGGCGCTGCCCTCGTTGTTCGATGTGGACACGGCATGACGACCACCTGGCCCCCGCCGATGCCGTGTGGCTGCCCGTCCACCGGTGTCGTCGCCATCGACCAGTCGACCCACGACGCCTACCACCGGCTCGTCGGCGGACCGGCGACCTGCGCCCGCTTGTGCTGGTGCGGCCGGTGCCCGACCTTCCCCGCCCAAGCCGCCGCCACCGAACGGCTCCGAGAGCAGGAGTACGCCGCCCGCGACCGGCGCGACGGCGAGAAGGCCGCACGACAAGAGAGGAGAGCCGCATGAGCCGGACGATCAACGTCACGCTGTCGGATGCCTGCACTGACGTGCTTGTCTATTTGGCAGGCCGGCCGCCGGAGGTCCAGGGCACCACGTGGCACGCGATCCGGGATGCCGTGGCGCCGCCTGACGCCACCGAAGCCAGCACCACGACGCTTAACGCGATCCAAGCGCGGCGCGACGGTCGGCGTCCTCGACGGGCACGGCGGGAGCATGTCATGACGGCCCCCGAGCAGGTGATCGACCCGCCGTTCTACAGGGGCGAGAAGGGCGAGTGGGACGCGACGATCTGCGACCGACTCCTGCCGTCGGGTGACGCTTGCGACCAGCCCGCCGAGTACCTGATCGAGTGGGTGGCAACGCTGGATGAGCCTGCACCCGCCCTGCCTCCGGTGTCGGGTGCCTGCCGTGACCACGGCTCTGACGCCCCCCGCGTCGTCGTACTGGTCATGCAGACGCACCCGTCGGCTGTGGGCCGGGGTGAGTCGTGATGGCGGTGCGACGAGTGACGTGGTGCGGACAGGAGGGCGATCACCCGGCTCACAACGACGGGACGTGGGACGGCCCGTACTGCCCCGGCGCCTTGTGCCCAATGGAGGGGTGTGAATCGAGTCCCGGTCACCTCGGCAACCACGGCGTCTTCTCGCTGCGCGAAGACCCGATGGCGGGCTGGGCCGTGCCGACTCCGGGCCGGGACGGTGCCTCGTGACGGCCCCGGAGCAGGCACTCGAGCTGGTCAACGTGACCCGCGCGGAGGTCAAGGCGTTCGTGCGCTCGCACCATCGGCACAACGCCCGCCCGCCCGCTGCCGACGTCATCCGCGTCGGTCTTCGTCGGGACGGGCAGCTCGTCGCAGTCGGCATGGCGGGCACCCCGTCGGCGCCGGCGCTGATGGATGGCAGGACGCTGGAGGTCACCCGCCTCGCTGTCGAGGGCCAGGTCACCAACGCCTGTTCCCGCCTGTACGGAGCGCTCTGGCGCGCTGCACGATCACTCGGTTGGACCCGAATGGTCACCTACACTCGTGCCGACGAAAGCGGCGCGTCGCTTCGTGCGGCTGGCTGGACCCGCGACGCTGACCTCGCGGCGCGCGAGCGCGTCGGGTGGGACAATCGGCCGGGGCGTGAATCTAGCGAGCCGGTCGAGCGCGTGCGTTGGGTGGTCACAGCAACGCCCGCTCCGGTCCGGGACCGCCCATGACCGTGATCTTGTTCGCCCCGTACGAACACCCGTGGCACGTCCGGGCTGAGCGTGAAGCCCGCCGCCGCAACCGCCGTGACGCCGTCGGTGTCGCCCTGGCCCTGACCGGCGGGGCGATGCTGCTGCACGGCCTGTGGACCGGGCTGCGCATGCCGAAGCGGGTGCGGCGATGAGCGGCGATCTGAGCCTGGGCATGCGCGTGGTCGCCGAGCACTCGAACGGATGCCGTGTCGTCGGCACCGTCACCGGATGCGGCAGCGACGGCGTGACCCTTGCCGCCCCTCCGCTGGCGTCGCAGTTCCTCGCCTACGCCGACGGGTGGCTGGTCGACCCGGACGTGACGTCCGTGCCGCCGCTACTGCAGGACGTGTACGACTGGCTGGCCGAGACGTACACCCCCGCAGGCCAGCGGATCTGGCTACGTCACTGGCAGCAAGCCGACCCGGCTAAGCGTGAGCGGATGGCCCGGATGGCCCGGACACCGGAGATGGGCACATGAGCGTCACTCTGCGCCTGGCGCCGTCCTGCGACGGATGGGGACGGGAAGCGACGACGGCACACCCCGACTGCACGTGCACAACGCTGGCGAGCTGCACCGTCCCCTCGCACCCGGCAGCGCTCATGCTCGGCGACGCTCTCTGCCGAGACTGCCGCAGCACCTGCCCGATGCACGGACCGACGCGATGATCAGGCCGGTATCGGCGCCGTTTCCGCCTGCTGACGTGGGAGAATGGGTGCAGCCCGGCCGCGACAACGACCGGGCTGCTGACCCCCGATCCGCACTACCGGAAGGGAGGCCGTTGCCATGATGGTGCACGGCTCCGAAGCCCAAGGCAAGACCCCATGAGGCAGTCGCTGTCGGCTCGCTGGCAGGCCGAGGTGTGGAAGTCCACGGACATCACAGACGGATGCCGCGTGCTGCTGCTGGCACTGGTCCCGCGGATGGACGCGAAGGGTTACGTCAGCGTGCCGCGCGCCGAACTGACCAACCTGCTGGGCCGCAACGAGCGACGCATCGCAGAGCGCATCGATCAGGCACTCGCGGCCGGCTTCCTCGACCGGGTTCGGCGAGGACAGAAGGGCGTGACGGCCGTGTACCGGGTCACCGTGCCAGACGTTCAGCCTGCTGCAAACCCGCATGCTGACGTGTCCGTGAGACAGCATGCTGAGAAGCTGTTCAGCATGCCCCCCGGGGGACACGCCAGTAGTAGTCCTACGGCACCGCAGCGCTTCCGGCGCGCTAGCGCCGTGGAGCCTTCAACTTCGCGGAGCATCCATGAAGTTGACGTTGACCCCATCGCTCCGCAGCGGCCACGCCCACGTCTGCGAGTCGTCGAGGAGCGGTTCTGCAAGCACGACGACCCGCACCCCGAGCAGTGCCAGCTGTGCGTAGGCGAGCGCGTACGCGCCGAACAAGCGAGGCGCGCCGGATGACCACCTGGGCAGAGCAGGTCACCCCACACCGCGGCGCCGCCCACACCATGCGAGCACTCGACCTGCAACGACTCCTGTGTGCCTGCGGCACCGTCCTCATCGCCGCAGAGCCGACACCCGCACCGCCGCCGCTGCACGCCCCCGACCGCTGCCAGCGCCACCCGGGACAGCGGCACGGAGCCTGCGGACCGTGCCGCGCCGAGCAACTCGAAGTACGCGCCTGTGACTGGTGCGGCCGAGCGATCCGCCCCGGTCCCGACGGTCTCGCCTGGCTGGCTGTCAAGGGCACCGAGCGTGGCTTCGACCCTGCTGCCTGCGATGCGAGCGACGACGGCCGGCACGAACCGCGGACCTGGCGACACCAGCCGACCGCCGACGTCGCGGCTGGCGTGGCAGCGGCACGAGCAGCGCTGGCCGAGGTCGCAGCACGACGGGCCGAGCAGGAGGTGAGTGCGTGAGCACGACGCTCCAGAAAAATCCAGCCGACACGCCGACAGACCCGCGCCTGACGCCGGTTCCACGCGCGGCTCGATCGCGTTACGTAGCCCGATGCTCGATGACCAGGACGCTGCGCCTGCCGGGGCACGTGTGGCTCTTCTTCGGCAGCGGCATGGCGGGCGTGCAGGTACACGACTGGCAGGTGGACGTCCGCGACCACCGCCGTTGTCCGCCGCTGTTCTCGGCTCGCGAGCTTGGCGCTCACTGCGGGCGGCATAGCGGGCCGTTCTGCCTCAGGTTTGGCCGGCTCCGTCGCGCCGAGGCGGCCACGTGACCCGCTGCGACTGCGTTCGGCATCTGTGCGCCCGCTGCTGCTGGCAACCCGAACCCGGCGACGACCACTCCGACTTGGACTGGCTCCGTTCGCACGCCGCCCACACTGGCCACCCGCTGTGCATCGTCTGCACCCGCCGGAGCCTGACCGAGCACGAGCCGCAGGTCTGCGGTCGCTGCGTGGCACGGGCGGCCGAGCACCTGTCCGGCATCGCGCTGCTGTACGACCGGCTGACTTTGCTGCGTGGCCACCTGCGTTCCGCCACCGGCAGCCGCCTGTCCCCCGGTCCGCGTGGCGCCGGTGACGGCCGGCCGCTGCCCGGCGGGGACCTTGTCGCGTTGCTCGGCAAGGGCAGCGAGGGCCTGGCCGAGGACGGTGAGACGACGAAGGACAACGATCCGATCTCCGTCGCGTACGAACTCGGCTGGTGGGAGCGGGACTGGCGGGAGCGCCGTCGGCAACCTCCTCCTCGTACAGGTCTGTCCGCGAGCCGCGAACTGCACGCCGCTGTGGCTTACCTGCAGGACGGGCACCGCTGGGCTGCGCTGAGCCACCCCGCCTTCGACGAGTACGCCCGTGACTTGCGCCGGATCCACGAGGGGCTCGAGCGGGCGGCGCTGCTGGTCCGCCAGCCGGAGAAAGCCGCGGCGTCGTGCTTCGACTGCGGTGGGGACCTGGTCCGGCCGGTCACACGGGACGGGCTGGAGGTCGAGGGGCGGGTGGTGTGCCAGCAGTGCGGCTCGTCGTACGGCCCGCAGCGGTATCTGCTGGCGCTGGCCGCGCGCCGCCAGTCCGGCCTGGACGGATGGGTGCCGTACCGCGCGGCGGCGAAGGCGGCGCAGCGTCCGGTGGCGACGCTGTGGTCGTGGGTGCAGCGGCTGCACGTGCCTGCGGTCTGCCGGGTGGAGGACGGCACGGTGCTGGTTTGGTACCCGGCGGTCGCGGAGCGGGTGAGAGAGTCCGCGCGCCGGCGTGAGGAGGTCGCCCGACGCCGCGAAGAGCGCCACCGAAACGCCGCCAAGGGTGCTGCTTGACGGGCGGATCGGCGCCTCGCGCGCCGCGTTGACAAATGATGGCTCTGTGGGGTTGCATGCTGACTCAGTGCAGGCAGTCGTGCCCGGAACCGGGTGGTGGGTGAAACTCTGTGAGCCGTATCCCGCGTGACGACGAGGACGTGGTTATCGTCCCGCGTCGCCCTGACGGCAAGCTCATGACGGTGTTCGAGTCGCTGAACCATCCAGCCAACACCTCTCGGCGGGAGCGTCAGCAGGCCCATCAACGGGAGGTGTGCCGGCGCTTACTTTCGGGTGAACCGCCGGCCTAGCCCCGACGGAGGCTCCTTGTGGCGCAGAAGCCTTCTGGTTGGCACCGCAAGCGGAAGAACACCGCGGCTGAGCGAACTCGGGCCGCGCAGTACGCCTCGCCGGAGCACCGCGCGCAGGTGCAGGCGGTGAAGGCGACGGTCGCGTCAGGTCGGGCGTTCTGCTGGCGCTGCGGCAGGTACCTGCCGCCGGGCAGCAAGGCGCACGCCGGCCATGACGACCACGACCGGACGGTCTACCGCGGCGCCGAGTGCGTTCGCTGCAATCTGTCGGCGGCGGCTCGCAAGGGAGCCGCGAAGCGCAACGCCGCCCAGCCGAGGTCGACGCCTCGACTTTCGAGGAAGGCGACCCTGGTCCGGCTGTAGGAGGTCGCGGTGGAGCGACCCTGCGATGCGTGCGGCGATCCGTACGAGGCCAAGACGAAGCGGTCCCGGTTCTGCTCGACGAACTGCCGGGTGGCGAACGCCCGGGCGGCTACCGGCACCACTGCGAAGCTGACCAGGCCGGCGTCCGCTGAGCCACCTCGGTTGACTCACGCCGCAGCCAAGCTCGACGCCGAGTTCACTCAGCTCGGGGTAGCGGACCTGTACGAGGCCGAGGTGGCGGTGGGCATCGCCCGCCAGCTGGACAGCGGCGTGATAGCCGGTGCGGCGTACGTGTCGCTGAGCAAGGAGCTCGACCGGCGGGTCGACGCGCTGCGACTGCGGGCTGAGAAGCCGGACGACCCGGCCCGCGCCGTGAAGGACCGGCTTGCGGAGAAGCGGCTGAGTCTGGTGGCGGGCGGCTCGTGACGGTCGTCGCCGACCCCCGGGAGGCTTTCGCCTGGTGGAACGTCCCCCCGCACGTCGGGACGTACGGGCCGGAGGTGGCCGACCTCGCCGACTCGGCCGGGATGACGCTGGATCCCGAGCAGCGCGCGGCGCTGGATGCCATGTACGCCCACGACGGGCGAGGGCGTCTCGTGGCCACGGAGTTCGGGGGCTGTGCTCCCAGGCAAAACTGGAAGACGCACGTCGCGAAGGCGGCGGCGCTCGGCGACCTGGTGCTGTTCGACGAGCCGGACAGTCTGTGGTCGGCGCATCTGCGGGACACCAGTGACAGGTCGTTCCGCGAGCTGGTCGAGGTCTTCGACAATCACGACCACCTGCGCCGACTGCTCGACGGTCGCCCGAAGGACTCCGACGGCGAGCAGGTCATCCGCCTGCGCCGACCGAGTTCCGGTGCGCCGCAGCCGGAGCTGCGCTTCATGGCTCGGTCCGAGCGGGGTGGGCGTGGTCTGTCGGGTCGGCGGGTGACTTTTGACGAGGCGCTGTTCCTCAAGCCGTCGATGCTCTCGGCGATGATCCCTATCCTGTCGGCGCAATCGATCTCGGGGAACGTGCAGGCGCGCTACTTCGGGTCCGCCGGCCGGTTGACGTCGGCGGTGTGGCGGGAGATCCGCAACCGTGGTCGGGCGGGCGCATCACGCCGAATGGCCTGGCTGGAGTGCGCGGCCCCGCAAGAGCCGTGCGAGGACGAGCACTGCGGGCACGCGCCGGGCGCCGAGGGTTGCGCGTTGGACCGCCCGCACCTGATCCGGGCTGCGAACTTCGCGGTCGGTCGGCGGATCGACCTGGACTTCGTGCTGACGACCGAGCGTGAGGCGATGCAACCGCCGGGCGAGTTCGCCTGCGAGCGCCTCGGCTGGTGGCAGGACCCGCCGAACGTCGACGGCGGCGACCTGGACATGACCCGGTGGGCGTTGCTGCCCGACATCGCGGCGCAACCCCGCCGTCCGCTGGTGTTCGGGGTCGATCAGGGCGAGGACCGGTTGGTGTCGATCGGCTGCTCGTGGCGGCGCGCGGACGGCGACGTGCAGGTGATGCTCGGACAGGACGACGAGCTGGTCGTTGACGTCGACCTGGCGCCCACTGCGGCGGTCGTGCGTCTGGCCGCGCTGCGTCAGCGCTGGGGCGCTCGTGTCCTGCTCGGCGGCCCGGCGGTCGGGCTTGAGCGGGAGCTGCTCAACGCGGGCGTGCCGACCGACGTGGTGTCCGGGGCGGAGTTCGCGACGGCGTGCGGGCAGTTCGACGACCGGATCCGCGCGGGCACTGTCCACCACGGCGACCAGAAGCAGTTGACGGATTCGGTCGGGGTCGCGAGGTGGCGTCCGGTCGGCACGGCCGGTGAGCGGGCGTTCCATCTGCGTGGCGTCCCGGGTGTCGGGCCTGTGGCCGCGGTCGTGCGGGCGATGCACGGCGTCTTGTCCCGGCCAGCTTCGAGCGGCGGTCCAGTCGCCATCACCACGGCGTCTGAGGTGTCCGGCATCGCGTCCATGCAGTTCTGAGAGGAGGCAGTGTGACGGTCCCGACGTCCGAGATCGGCTACGCCGCCACCTCCACCGTGCTGGCAGGTTGGTGGGGCTCGCTTGAGGACGAGCATGTCCCGGAGCTTCGATGGCCGCTGAGCGCCGGGGTGTACGACCGGATGCGCCGCGGCGACGCCCAGGTCCAGTCGGTGCTGCGCGCAGTGACTATGCCGATCCGGCGGACCGGCTGGCGGCTGGATCCGGCTGGGTCCCGCGAAGAAGTGTTCCGGCCGCTTGCCGACGACCTCGGACTGCCGGTCGTCGGGGTGGAGCCGGTCGCCACGCGCCGCGCACGGGACCGGTTCTCCTGGCCGGAGCACCTGCGACTGGCGCTGCTGGAGCTGGTCTACGGCCACATGTTCTTCGAGCAGGTGTACCGGTTCGATGAGGCCGCGGGCCTGTTCCGTCTTCGCAAACTCGCTCCCCGGATGCCCCGGTCGCTGTCGAAGGTCAACGTCGCTGCGGACGGCGGGCTGGTCTCGATCGAGCAGTACGGCGCGACTCGCGCGATCCCTGTTCGACACCTGGTCGCCTACGTGCACGAGCGCGAGGGCGGCAACTGGCACGGTCAGTCGCTGTTGCGCTCGGCGTGGAAGGCGTGGGTGCTTAAGGATCCGGCCTTGAAGACGTGGGTGCAGACGATTGACCGCAACGGCATGGGTGTGCCGGTCTACACCGCAGGCGAGGACGGCGAAGACCTGGCCCCGGGCGTGGCTCTCGCGACAGGTCTGCGCTCGGGCAGCAACTCCGGCGCCGGCCTGAAGAAGGGCGCCAAGCTGGAGTTGCTCGGTGTCAGCGGCGACCTGCCGGACGCCAACCCTCTGGTGCGCTACCTCGATGAGCAGATCGCCCGGGCAGTGCTCGCGCACGTGCTGAACCTCGGGACGCAGACCGGTTCTTGGGCGCTCGGCTCGGTGCTCGCCGACGTGCTGACGCAGTCGCTGCAGGCGCTGGCCGAGCAGATCGCCGACACCGCAACCCAGCACGTCGTCGAGGATTGGGTGGACGTCAACTTCGGTCCGGACGAGCCGGCGCCGCGGATCGTTTTCGATGAGATCGGAAGCCAGCAGGCAGCCACGGCTGCAGCACTCAAGATGCTCGTCGACTCGGGCTTGGTCTTTCCTGACCGCGCGACCGAAGAGGCGCTCCGGCAGACCTACGGGCTGCCGCCCAAGACGGTGCCCGCCCCTCCCCCCGTGATCGAGGAGACCGCATGAGCACCGAGCTCAACGACCGCCCGGAACTCGTCCGCTTCGTCGCTCGGGACCGGCTCGCCGACCGCGTTCGTCAGCCGGCGCCGCGGGCGGAGGTCATGCTTGCCGGGGACCAGGTGCCGATCATCCGCATCTACGACGTCATCGACTCCTGGGGCGGCTACTGGGGCGTCAGCTCCTCCGAGGTCGCCACCGCACTCGACCTCATCCCCGAAGGCACTCCGGTGGTTGAGGTGCACCTGAACTCACCCGGCGGCGAGGCGACAGAGGGCGTCGCGATCGCGAATCTGCTCCGGCAGCACCCGTCCCGCATCGTCGCCGTTGTCGACGGCCTAGCCGCCTCGGCCGCTTCCGTGATCGCGATGGGCGCTGACGAGCTGGTCATGGCGCCCAGCAGCCAGATGATGATCCACGACGCCAGCGGCGGCGCCTGGGGCACCGCGGCCTGCCTGGAGAAGCAGGCCCGGGCGCTTCACCACCTCTCGGACATGTACGCCGCCGCCTACGCAGGCAAAGCCGGCGGCGAGCCGGCCGCCTGGCGTGAGCTGATGCTTGCCGAGACCTGGTACTCCCCCGGGGAGGCGGTCGCGGCCGGCCTGGCTGACCGGGTGCTGCCGGTGGACAAGGCGACGGATGACCCCGCCGCCGCCATCGCGAGGCACGACCTGCGCGTCTTCGCGCACGCCGGGCGTGAGCACGCCCCGCCCCCCCAGTCCCCGGTCGCGTCCGCGTCCGGCACCGCACACACGAAGGGAGCCGGCATGGACCCGGCCAAGTACCGCGAGGCGCTCGGCCTGCCGGCTGACGCCTCGGACGATGACGTGCTGACGACCGCGGCCGAGTACGCCACGGCCGCAGCCCGTCTGCAGCAGGCGGCGCCGCCGAACAGCGAGCCCGATCCGGTCGCCCTGGCGGAGATCACCCGCATGTCGACCGAGCTGGCTGAACTGAAGGCGCAGGCGGCGAAGCGCACGAAGGATGAGCACTTCGCGTCCTGGCTGCGGGACGGTAAGACCTCGCCAGCGGAGCGGACCGAGCTGGAGGCGCTGTACGACGCGGCGCCCGAGCGCACCGTCGCGCTCGTCAGCGCCCGAGCGAAGG